GACGAGCTTGGGTTTAGAGAGCCGCTGAATGACCGCGCTGCCTTTAACCGTGGGTGGTACGAAATCCGCCGTGGCAACCTGCTAGACGGACATAAGCTAATCTTCCGTGGCCGACACGAAAGTGTCTTCGGTAATCCTCCGCCAAAAGTACCCACACCGATGTGGGACGGGGTAAGTAAGGGCACTATTTTACTCAATATGGAAGGCGGTCTGGGCGACCAGATACACTGCGCCGGTATGATTAAATATATAGTATCCCGTGGCTGCGACGTGATTGTGGCCTGCTCGGGGTCCTTGGCTACGCTGTTTAGGGACATGCCGGGTGTGCGCGCCGTAGTGCAGCATGAGGCGGCGTTTGGCGTAGTGCATGACTTCTGGGTACCGGCTATGTCTGCGGTATTACCTTTGGGTTTGGAATATAAAGATATAGATGGCTCTGCCTATATCAGTAAGCCCGACGTACCTAAGAGCAAGAAGTTCCGTATTGGTTTGCGCTGGCAGGGTAACCCACAGTTCGAGCACGAGCAGCACAGACAGTTTGACTCTAACCTGCTGTTCGATGCCGTGAAGGGTACCGATGCCGAATTCATTAGCCTACAGCGTGACGAAGGCGCACAGCACAAGCCCAAGTGGGTTAAAAACGTACAGCTAGACCACTGGGAAGACACTCGTGCGGCTATAGCGTCCTGCGACCTTGTGGTAACATCGTGCACATCTGTGGCCCATTTGTCGGCGGCTATGGGCGTAAAGACGTGGATCGTAGTGCCTATCCTGCCTTACTATTTATGGGCAAAGCCGGGTTCTAAGACAGAGTGGTACGACGGTGTGACGTTATTTAGGCAAGACGCCTACGGTGATTGGAGCGGGCCTTTCCGCAAAATTAAGACGCAAATTGAGAAACTAGGAGGCGAAAATGCCAACTCAAACAGGGTTTTGGATACAAGTAAAGAATGGCGAAGTGAAGCAGGTTTGGGACTACGCGCCTGACGCTTCACGCCGTGCAGCAGAAAGTGGTTGGAGAGAGGCTGTAGAAGTTAAGCCCGACCTCGTTGACAACCGCGAGATTATGACTACGCACAGCTTTGATCTGAATGCAGACCCTGCACAGATTGTTTGGGGCAAGCGTGAGCTGACTGTTGACGAGCGCAAAGGCGTTTTACGTGGCCAAGCTAATGCTGAATTCCAAGAGGTAGTAGACGCGCAGCTACAGATCGAAATGGCTGACGACGATGCCTCGGGTGACCTAGAAGCAGTATCCACGGCCAAAGCGGCTAAGGACGCTCGAATTGCTGCAATTAACGCAGCGACTACCCACGATGAAGTTGACGCGCTCTAAGGAGTAAACCATGTCTGATCGTTATCCGGGCGGGATTATCTCCGCCACCGCGCCTGAACCCGTTGCCCCTGTTGATGGTGAGGGCGGCAGTGCGCCCGGCGTTTGGACAATGGAGCAAGCTTCTTACTACGAAGCCGCAGGGCAATGGCCCATGCCTATTTTGCCGAGGGAGCTGTATTTAACGGGGATTAATACCGTAGGACCACTAGGAACAAACGACCGCACAGGGCAATCTTCTCCTGTGCAGGTAGCGGCTTCTAGTACTTGGACTTCTATCAGCACGTCTAATGATACAACATTGGCCGTAAGAAGCAACGGCACTTTATGGGCTTGGGGCAAGGCGACCGACGGTGTATTAGGTACTAACGATGTGATTAATAAAAGTTCCCCAGTACAAGTAGGCGCCCTTACAAATTGGAAAATAGTACGAAAAGGCCAATCACACGTCGGGGCCATAAAAACAGATGGTACTTTATGGATGTGGGGGAATCAGTATCTTGGTAGATTAGGCAATAATGACGGTGCTTTTGTCGACATATCTTCTCCCATACAAATAGGTTCTGATACCGATTGGGCGTATGTAAGACCGTCCGCCTCTTCAAATACTTTATTTATTAAAACTGACGGAACATTATGGACTTGTGGAGAAGGTTTTGCCGGAGCTAACGGCACAAATACGGTTATAAATATTTCTTCCCCTGTTCAAATTGGTACAGATACTAATTGGAGTGTTGTAGGTACGGGGGCAGACCAAGCACTTGGATTAAAAACAGATGGCACGCTTTGGGGGTGGGGGTATAACTTTTACGGCGAATTAGGCCAAAATGATAGAATTAGAAGAAGTTCACCAACACAAGTAGGGGCTTTAACTAGTTGGAGTAACTTTGACCACGGTTTACGTCATGTGTTAGCTACACAAACAGATGGTAGTTTATGGTCGTGGGGAGATAACGGAGGCGGTCAACTAGGTCAAAACGTAGCTACCACTGTAGATAGGTCTTCACCAACGCAAGTGGGGACGGAAACGTATTGGTCAAAAGTAAGCACTTTGGGTCTTAGTAGCTACGCAATAACAACATCAAAAAATTTAATTTCTTGGGGCCGTGGAAACAACGGACAATTGGGTCAAGATAGTACCGTAAGTCATTCTTCCCCAGTACAGATAGGTTCCGATACAAATTGGCTAGAGATAAGCCAAGGTAGTGCTGTTACCAACCACTCTGGTTTTTTTAAACAAGGATAACTTTTGAATTTAAATTTCTCTTACAACATGCAGCCCTCTAAAGCCTACATCATCCGTGTAGAGGGTAACGCCGACTCTGAAAATAAAGCTGAGCACTGTGCAAACTCCTGCGAAGAGGCAGATCAAGAGTGGGAATACTGGGAAGCCTATAACGGTATAGACGGAGAGCTGAAAGCCCCGTCGCACCACAATCCTATTATGGATTGCATCAAGGTAACCGACCACTACATGACGCGGGGCGAGGTAGCCTGTGCGTTTTCCCACATTAGCCTGTGGGCGAAGTGCGTTGTTGACGATCAGCCGTTAATCATCCTTGAGCACGACTCGGTGATGGTGCAGAAATACGAACAGCACTCGGTGTATAACTCGATCTGCTACTTAGGTAGCCACGAGCAGGTAAAACAGGGTTGGCAGGTACTACCGACGCCGCCCCACGCAAGTGAAGGGCCGAACTACCACTTTATGTGCCGTGCCCACGCTTATGCGATTGATCCCGCGGTGGCTAAGAACATGTTGGCTCACGTGATTAAAATGGGGATTTGCGCGCCTTTAGACATACTGATTCGCGCTGACATCTTCCCGATACACCAGATGGGTGTGTATGCCTACAACGAGTGGGACGGGGACAAGATGAACACGACGATTAAGGGCCGCCCACTGGAAGGCCGCAGCACTAAGCGAAACGACGATCTGTCAGTATGATTCCGAAGCGAGTACACCTGTCGTGGAAAACTAAGGACCTGCTAGACAGCGAAAGCCCGCTAGTGACCGAGGGCGTCAAGAAGCTCATAGAGCTGAACCCTGAGTGGGAAGTCACGATATACGACGACGTTGAGGTAGATACGTACCTACAGGACAAGCTAGAGCCACAGCTTTACGCGCTGATTGCCGACAAACACATAGTACAAAAGACCGACCTGTGGCGGCTAATCAAGCTCTATATCGAGGGCGGCCTGTACATGGACATCGACCGGTTTGTAGATACGCCGTTAGATGACTTGTTAGATGAGAATACGAAGTGGGTGTTGCCGATATGCAGAGACTACGACTTCTCGCATGATTTTATGATGACAGCCCCGCAGAATCCGGCTTACCAAGCGGCGGCAAACTTATACTTAGATCGGTTAAAACAGGGCCACAACAACATCTATTTCCTTGGTCCGCAGACGTACATGCACGCGGTAACGCACACACTGATGGGTGAGATGATAAACACAGACCCCGGCGAGCAAGCGTTTGAAGCCATTAGAGAAAAGATCGAAGCCGCAGGGTTCATTAAGACGTACCGAGAAGACCCGCCCTACGACACGGTAGTGTACCGAAAAGGCAATTTGGGGTTAAACTGGGAACAGGAAAAGCGTAAGTTTTATGCCAAGTCAGGGCTTAAGCACTGGTCAGGTGATTGGTAAAAGCAGTAGGAGCACCCATGAGATGACCGAGTTAGAGCTAGAAGCGATGATACAGCGTGCTGCGGAGGCGGGGGCTAAAAAAGCCTTACGTGACGTGGGGCTACAAGACGACGACGCTGTTCATGACATGCGTGAAATACGCGACCTTCTAGACTCTTGGCGGTCAGCTAAACGTACTGCGGCAAATACCGTAATCAAGACCTTTACCTACATATTCTTAGGTGCCCTGTTAACGGGTTCCTACTTTAGTTTTTTTAACAAGCCCTAGGTGCGTATTATGAGCCACTTCCAGACCGCGCTAGTTGCCGAAGCTGTGGATGGTGGATGGCGGCTACATGCCCCATTGGTGTATTATAGCGACGTTCTGGGGCGCACCGTGACCGTGCCTGCGGGGTATTGCACTGATCTGGCGAGTGTACCTAAGCTGCTTCGGTGGCTAGTGCCTGTAGCGAACGCAAAAAACCGAAAGGCGGCAGTGGTCCACGACTACCTATGCACCCACGGCGATGGCGTTGTTAAGAACCAAAAGCAGGCCGACAAAGTGTTTAGAGAAGCTTTGGGCGTATTGGGCTTAGGCCGGTTTAAATCAGGCGCTCTCTACTACCCAGTGCGAACATTCCAGACAATTACAGGATGGTTCAAATGAGACTATTACTTGCTCTTGGAGCCTTAGCCTTTGCGGGCTGTACGCAGTTAAACAGCTTAGAGATTACACCCGAAGACAACGCTATGGCCTGTTTGAAGGGTAATACTAACGCCGCAGGCGCTGTCCTTGGTGCGAACGTCTCGGGCATTACGGTAGAGCTTCCGGCGGGTGTAGACACCTCTAATTGGACTGCACAAGACTGGAAAGAACTAGCTGAGCTTTGCGACTAGTGACCGAAAAGCTACTAGAAATGCTCAAACGGCACGAAGGCGTCCGGTCCCACGTTTATTTGTGTTCTGCCGGATACGAAACTATAGGCGTGGGCAGGAATATCTCTAAGTCCGGTTTAGGGCTGTCAGACGACGAAGTCGGTTACCTGCTAGAGAACGATATAGTACGCGTTATTAAAGAACTTTCTTTGGAATATCCGTGGTTTAAGAACCTTGATGACGTACGAAAAGATGCTATTATAGACATCGGATTTAACCTTGGTGCCACTCGACTTCGTGGTTTCAAGCGCGCATTGGCAGCTATGGAAGTTGCCGACTACAAAACCGCATCTTTAGAGTTTTTAGATTCCAAGTGGAGTCGGGATGTTAAGGGACGCTCAACCGAACTCGCGTACATGATCGAGATGGGTGA